GGCATGGCTGAGAACGACAACGGAGCGATGGCAGGCGTGTACAACATGATCGACCAGTGGGCGCAGAAGTTGGGCTGTTGCTTTGTGATGATCCACCACACAAGCAAAGGCAACCAAAGCGACAAGGATGTGACGGATGTCGGAGCGGGCGCAGGCAGTATGAGCCGCGCCGCAGACAGCCATCTCATCCTGCGCCACCATGAAGACGAGCATCACCTAGTGCTTGATGCCGCAGTGCGGTCGTTCGCGCCGGTGGAACCCAAAGTTCTGCACTGGTCTTTCCCGCTGTTCAGTTGCGCAGGCGAAGACAAGGATGCCAAGCGCCTCAAGCGCAAAGGGCAGACGGACGACGGCTGGACTCCCGAGCGATTCGTCGAGGAGGTGTGGGGCGAAAAGACACTCACGAGCCATCAGGCTTTGGCGATCGCTCTCGGCTACAAACTCACCGCCAACCGTTGCAAGGTGCTCCGACAGATCGCACTCGGCTCGGGTTTGCTCGTCGGCGAGACCGATCGTGGGCCGTACAAAAGGGTGACAATATGTACCCCATAACTTTATCGGAGGCTCTATATATAGAAGCCTCCAATGATCGCCTCTCCAATGATTGGGGGCGGGAAAGAGTGGAGAGGCGACCCTTACAGGGATCGCCTCTCCACTCGATCCCGACCTCGCTTTGGGGCATCGCCAAAACATCGGAGGACATCGGAGGCAGAGGTTGACCCTCCGATAAAGTTATATGACCCAAGCCGACAACATCCTAAGAATCGCCGTCCGAGTTGCCGCGCTCGGGTCGGAGCGAGATGCACAGCGGCTTCGGGAGGTGGTGGTCTGGATCGTCGCTTGGGAGGTGAGGCTGAAGGAGTTCGAGTCGGTGGAGCAGAGGTTGAAGCAGTGCGAGGCGGAGAGAGATCACATCCGCGAGTTGGAGATCGGGCTAAGACCGAGGATCAGCCACAACCAAGATCCGAAAGGGAAGTGGGTGCAATGACAACACGAGACGAGGAGCAACGGACGATTGCGCAGACGCGGGACTTTCTTTTCTTCCTGTTGCACTGCAAGCCAGGCGAAATCAAATTCATCCGCACGGAGTCGCATCGACTCTTGAAGCATTACCCGATCATGCCGCTATTGCGAGCGGGCGATTCGATGAGAAAATGCAACGGTGGAAAGCGATCCAAATGAACCCGACGAAGACTTCACGCTCATCGGCGGGCCGTGTTGCGGGGATGTCATCACGCCCGACAAGTCGGACACGCACATACGGCTCGGCGTGGTGCGCGGGGAGTGCCTTGACCGTGAGGTTCCTTTACACCTCAAGGGCGAATATACGGAGGCTTTATACACACGCATGCCCGACAATAAGTGGGTCTACATCGGGCGCTATCGGTGGGACAAGGATCGTGCATACTTTTCGGAGAGTTGATATGCATGTTGTGTTCAATATGCATAACCCTCTTGCGAGCGAAAATATACAAGGGACGATATAGGCAATGGGATCGCACTCACGAACCAAAGGAAAAGTCGGCGAGCGCGAGTGCGCCGCTGAACTTGCAAAGCATTGGAACTGCACGGAGGCACGGCGCTCCGTTCAATACTGCGGCGACGCTGGTGATGCTGACCTCAAGGGCACTGGCAATCTGCATGTCGAGTGCAAGCGATACTGCCGTGTCGCTGTAACTGATTGGGTCGAGCAGGCAGAGATGGACGCGGCTCCCGGTCAAACACCAGTCGTTGTCTTCAGACAAGACGGCGAGAACGAATGGGTTGTGATGATGCGCGTTAGCGCCGCGCCGCAGTTCGCAAGGGAGTTGCTCAATCTAATCGGGGAGAAGTAATGGCAAAAATCGTGAAGCCACCAACATTCAAGGTCACGCATCACGGTCGAAACATTCACATCGTCAACGAAAAGGCGACCTCGCTTAAATGGGAGCGATGGATTCTTGTGTTGAGCGATGTGCATTTTGATTCGCCTGCATGCGATCGACCAATGCTTAAGCGTTTATTGCAAACCGCAGTCAAGCGCGATGCGATGATTATAAATAATGGAGATTGGTACGACCTCTGCCAAGGACGAACCGACCCTCGTCAAGACAAATCACGGTTGCGATCAAACCTTGCGGCGACCGCATACTTCGATGAGGTCATTGACGAGACGGCCGCATTCTTGTGCGATGAAATACCTGGAGCGGCCGAGCGTTTTATTTTGTGGGGTGCTGGCAATCACGAGACATCATGGGAACGCCACCACGAATCCTGCGCCGTTACAAACACAGTCAGAGCACTTAAGAGCAAGTGCAAAACACAATGCGGAGTCGGTGGATACGGTGGATGGATGAAGGTGCAACTCGAAGCGGGTGGCAACCATCTCACATTTAGCCTCAAATACTTTCACGGCGCGGGCGGTGGATTCGGTGCGGCAAAGAACATGTTCAGTTGGGTTGAGTCATGTGACTGCATCATTTGCGGGCATGACCACAATTCAAATATCATCGGCGTGCAACGCGAGTATCTCTCGAGCCAGAACGGTGCGTATCGCGTGCAGTCTCGCTTCTGTTCGTTCGTGCGGGTTGGAACACTCAGCAAAGGATACGAGGACGGAGCCAAAGGATACGAGGCGCAACTCGGCAGTGGCCCGAAGCCGTGCCGGCAAAAGTGGATCCGTTTATTCATCGACTATGAATCAATCAAAACGACAACGACTGGACGCAGTCGGATGCGACCTCGAATGAATTGGGAGGTGCTCGATGCTCAGTAACGGCTTCACATGCAAGATCGGCGGCATCATGTGGCGCGTGAAGTTCGTGAAGAGCAAAGAGATCAGTCGCACCGCTTGGGGAACATGCGACTGGCCGCCCGGCAAGAGACCGACGATCTGCATCCGTGCATCTATGACTCCAGCGCAACGGCTCGACACCATCATCCACGAGACACTGCATGCCGCGCTTCCATTGCTCGACGAGGAGGCGGTGCGCGCCAGTGCAACGGACATTGCTCGAGTGCTGACGAAGTCGGGCTACAAGCATGCCGAATAGACCGCCGCGATTGGGTCAGCGTGCGCCGCAAGCAAAGCAACAGCGACTACCTGATCACAGAGAGCAGAGTCAGAAGCGCGGGTACGACTGGACATGGCGTGCGCTCAGTAAACAGGTGCGCAACGAGGAGCCGCTGTGTCGCCATTGCCTGCGTGAGGGCAGGGTTACTGCCGCTGTGTGCGTGGATCACATCGTCCCTATCTCCATCGCTCCCGACCTGCGATTGGTTAGGATTAATTTGCAGGGGCTGTGCGCCTCATGCCACGCAAGAAAGACGCAAGGCGAAGCGAAATAAAAAAGTGGCACTTATGAAAAGTTGGAAATCAAAAATGTGGCGATTGCGCATCAATATCGCCACTTATGGCGTTTTTACGCTAATAACGCCACTATTTTGATGATGACAAATGGCGTTTTTGATTCAGAATCGCCATAAAATGTGGCGTTTTTAGCGAAATAACTCAAAAAAAGTGGCGTTTTTACGCAAATAGGGGGGGTATGCCGAAATTGGGCTCTAATCGCCACCACCGTGCTTGGCCATGTTTACACGCGTGTTTGAGTATTTTCGAGATGAAACTTGACAGTTTCTGTGACTTTGCGTGAGCGGGTCGCTGGCATTGCGTGCGGAGTGTAGCAAAATTTTCGCAACTCACTTGCGAGCGAAAATAAAATTGCGACACTGCGTCAATGGGACGACGCGGCCCCGCTCCGACACCAACATCAATCATGACCCTTCGAGGATCGCGACTCGGGGCCCGTCGTGCCAAGACAGAAGTTGTCGGCACCGACGGCGCACCGCTGATGTTGCCGTGCATCACTGAGAACATTGAGAGCAAAAGAATCTTTGATCTCGTCGTGTCACAGATTACGAAGTTGGGCGTTATGAAAGAGCAGGACGGCATCAGCGTCAGCATGCTCGCGAATGAACTCGCTCTCGGGGAGCACGCCGCACACATGGCTGTCAAGTCAGGTGGCGATGTGATCGAGGGCAAAGGCGGGATACCGATAATGAATCCTTGGGCACGAGCGCGTCGGGAGTCGCGCGACGCGGCGTGGCGGATCATCACTCACTTCGGTTTGACTGCTTCGAGTCGGGTTGCTTTACAAGGTCAGAAAGCCAGCGGCGATAGCAAAGAAGACACGATCAAAAACCTGTTCAAGTTCGGATCCTAAGCGATACGACTTGCCCGGCTACGACGCAGTTGCGACTGCTGGCGACGGCGATCACTTCGTCCAGGCTAAAGCCGACGCGGCTTTCGCATTCTTTGCGCAGGCGTTGCAACACAGCAAAGGCAAGTGGGCGGGTCAGCCATTCGAGTTGCAACCGTGGCAGAAGGCGATTGTCGGCAACCTCATCGGTTGGCAACGCGCTGACGGCACGCGCCGCTACCGATCCGCATACATCGAGGTCGCCCGCAAGAACGGCAAGAGCACACTGATTGCGGGCCTTGCGCTGTGGTCGTTGCTCGCCAGCGGCGAGAACAGCCCCGAGGTTTACTGCTGTGCATCGAGTCGAGATCAGGCGGCGATCGTCGGCGACGCATGCAAGGCGATGATCCGTGCGTGTCCTGCGTTGTCGAGCGTGCTCGAGATCTATCGCAACACGATCACATGCTCAAAGAACAACGGCAAGATCGAAATCTTGAGCGCGGACGCTGGCACGAAGCACGGCAAGAGTCCATCGTGCATCATCTACGACGAGTTGCACACTGCACCAAATCGGGATCTGTGGGATGCAATGGCTACTGGAGTCGGAGCACGACAAGAGCCGCT